CATAAGGTGCTGGGTCAATAAACATCTTCTTAACCCATTGATGTCCCGGACCTCCGGGGTTCGTAGTTGCTCTCATATACACTGGTAAATCAGGAGCAGTAGAACGTAATCGTGACCTCATGTAATTCCAAGAAAATGGTGTTGCCCATTGTGTTAACTCATCAAAGCCTATCCAACTAAAAGCTAAACCTTGATATCTTAATACATCATCATCTCGGTCTAGGTATGACATCCATAGTCTTGCACCTGACGGTGCTACCCATTGCATCTTTCTTTCTGACCATTTTATCCCTTTGTATATAAGAGGATATAATTCTCGTGACTTCCAAACTAGCTCTCTTAGTTCTTCTGTCGTGTGTCGTAACAGCAACCCACTAAACTGTGGATGACCCATATAACGTAATGGATCTGCTAACATGGCATACGACTTGCCACCACCTGCACTACCACCATATAAAACTTCTCTTTCTGGTGATGCTAAGAACTCTGTTTGAGGACCTTGATTAGGTTGGAATACTATATTCTGTTCCTCTACAGGAACTTCCTCTACACGTTCTATCTCAATAGTTTTAAGCTCTTGCTCCGACTCTACCTTCTTCGATCTCTTTCGCCTTTTGGATTGCTTTCTCGGCATACTCGGACCATTTTCTAAGAGTTCTAGCTTTGTTCTTACGATGTCGTTCATGTATTAATCTTTTTCTTAATCCCGTATGAGATATAACTCTACCTGTTTTCTTTGTTAGCCAATTAGCAACTTGTCTATATGAATATTGATTTACATATTTCCTAGCTAGTTCTATTGCTTCTAACTCATAAGATATTGGATCAAGTAATTCAGAATCCTCTTCATTTAACTTATAGCCAAACGGTATTGTTCTAGCTATTCGTGGTATCTGTATCCACTCTTTCTGCTCTTCGTCTTTTAAATCTGTTGGTTGTGGTAACTTCCACTTGCCTAAACTTCTGTCCATTACTTCTTTTTTAATTTCACTGTGTTTGTTTTTTTATTATACTTATACTCAGACGGTTTTCTTTTAGATATTTTAGATGCTCTCTCTTTGGCTCTAAGTGCAGGTGTCTTCTTTCCCTGCTTCTTACCCTTTTTAGTTGCCTTCTGTGTTCCTTCTTTTAAATTACCACTCTTCTGTAAACTTTTAGTAGCTATTGCAAAGGCTGCTCCTTTGTCGTACCCCTTATCCATTAGCTGTGTAACTAATCGTTTTAATATCTTTGGGGGCATTATTGCTTCTTTGGTGGTAATATCATGACACCACCTGATGCCTCTACTTGTACTTTCTCAGTTTTAACTAAACCTACTCTGTCTAGCAATTCTTTTGATGCAGATAGCCTATCTCTTATTCCTAGCTGTGTAGGGTCATCTACACCACTTACCATAGCCACAGCAGCCTTTGGGGCGTTTCTAGCCATATAAGATTCCGTTGCTTCCATTATTTCTTTTCTTAATGAATTAACAATGTCTCCTGTAGAAGACTTCTCTGAATAACCAGCAAGTAATTTAGCTTGTACTATATCGCCCCCTGCATTGTCAAACAGAACTTCTAAAAATAGTTTTTGTCTATCCGTTAGTTCTCTACTCAATGTGGTATCCCCTGTGTTAAAACTCTGTCTATTAGACGCTGTGCTCTGTTAGGTGTCTGTCTAAACCAACGTGAGTCTTCCATTTGATTTGCCATTTCTTGATAGTCCTCTTCGTGAACAGCAGCAATCATGTTCTTAAATTTACTTAGAGTTGGTCTCCCTAATTGAAATGACATATTTATTAATACATGTTGTATGTCTTCAGGTAGATCACTAAAGTTGCTAAATAGATCTTCACAGTCTTTTACAGACACTTTGATATCTTTTGCAAACCAATCATCTACTTGATCTATTTCAACTTTTGTTCCTATGGGTTTATCATAATACTCGGCATCCCACTCTGTTATAAGATGTCCTATTCCCCCGGTCAAATGACCTTCTGAACAGAGATACAACTCATATTTTATTCCTTCGTCTTCAGCTATTTCGTCTTGTATTGTCATTAAATTCATTATATCAACCTAGATGTTTGTTGTTTACGTATTTCCTTTACGTGTTTTCTCCAAAAGTAATTACCTATATTACATATAAATGATGATAATTTCAAATACATTCTTGCTTTATATGTCATTTCTTTTTAAACATCTTTGCTGCTTGTCCGACACCCTTAATCCCAAATGACGCAC